TTTCTTTGAGCAGGCTCAGGAATCTGTTAAAAATGTTTCTTCCAGCAAAGAGATGGCTGAGATTAATAAGCAGATTGAGGACAAAATCAATTATATGCTCGGATATGAAGCATCTAAGGATTTATTTAAAGAACCAATTACCGCAACAACTGTTTTTGGAAATGGTCAGGTATTCGCTTATATCGTCCTTGACAAAATCAATGAAGCACTTACTCCAGAGATTGAAAAGAGAAAGAAAAAAATGCAGGAAGTGGTCAATAAGTACACGGAGAAGTATACAAAATGACCGCCTATGAGTTGCCCACCTCACTAAATATCAGTGGGGTGGATTTTTCTATCAGAACGGATTTTCGAGTAATTATTGACATTCTGGTCGCCATGAATGACCCAGAATTGGACGAACAGGCGAAAGCTGTTGTTATGTTACAGATTTTGTTTGAGGACTGGCAAAGCATACCCCTGGAACATCTTACAGAAGCTTGTCAGAAAGCTTGCGAGTTTATTGATTGTGGTCAATTCGATGATATCCCGAACAAGCCCAAACCCCGTTTGATGGACTGGGAACAGGATGGAGATATGATCGTTCCGGCTGTGAACAAGGTTGCTGGTAAAGAAATCAGATCAGTACCTTATATGCACTGGTGGACGTTTTTTGGATACTTTATGGAATCTGGCGAGTGCCTGTTCAACACCGTAGTTGGAATCCGGTCAAAAAAAGCAAAGGGCGAAAAGTTCGATAAATGGGAAAAGAAATTCTATCAAGAGAATAAAAACATAATTGACATAAAAACACGTCTCAGCGACGAGGAGCAAGCTTATAAAGATAAGCTGAATGAGATGTTGAACCTCAAATAGTTAGGAGGTGGACACATGGCTGCTGATGGCTCAGTCATTATTAATACCAGAATGGACACATCAGGCGTGCAAAACGGCGTATCAGCAATCAGGCAGTCTTTTAACGGACTTGGCAGCGTAGTAAAAAAAATAGGCGTACTGATTGGCGGAGCATTTGCAATTGGGAAACTGGCCCAGTTTGGGAAAGAGTGCGTAGAACTTGGTTCTAATCTGACAGAAGTCCAGAACGTGGTTGATGTTACATTTACAACCATGTCTGATAAGGTCAATGAATTTGCAAAGAATGCCATGACCTCTGCCGGACTGTCAGAGACAATGGCAAAAAGGTATGTTGGAACGTTCGGAGCAATGTCTAAGTCGTTCGGATTCTCCGAAGCACAGGCTTACGACATGTCAACGGCTCTAACGCAGCTGACTGGTGATGTAGCATCATTCTATAACATCAGTCAGGACGAGGCGTATACGAAACTAAAGTCTGTATTTACGGGCGAGACGGAAACATTGAAAGATTTAGGCGTTGTTCTTACGCAAAATGCACTTGACCAGTATGCGCTGGCAAATGGATATGGGAAAACCACATCTGCCATGACCGAACAGGAGAAAGTGGCTCTCCGTCTGGCTTTTGTACAGAAACAGTTGTCTGCCGCATCTGGTGATTTCACCCGAACATCTGACAGTTGGGCGAACCAGGTGCGAGTGATGCAGTTACAGCTGCAATCTCTCAAGGCGACAGTTGGACAGGGATTAATCAATCTCTTCACTCCTGTTTTGAGAGTTATTAATATTTTGCTGGGCAAACTGGCAACTCTGGCAAATGCTTTCAAGTCATTTACGGAGTTAATCACCGGAAAGAAATCATCTGGCCAGACAGGCACAAGTGGTGCAGGCCTTGCCGGGACAGATGCAATAGCTGATACGGCAGACCAATATGGAGATGCTGCCAACAATGCCGAAAAGCTGGCAGATGCGACAAATGATACAGCAGATGCAACTAAGAAAGCTACTAAGGCGGCAAAAGGATATCTTAGTCCTCTTGACGAAATAAATAATTACTCAACGGATAAAAGCACAGATTCATCGTCAAAAGTACCGGGCGCAACCGGCGGACTTGCAGATCAGATGAAAGATGCTGTACAAAATGTTGATTATGGAAAATTGGCAGAGGGTGAGACAGTTCTTGATAAAATGTCAAAACCGCTAAAAAAGATAATCGACAGATTTAAACAGTTGGCTAAGTTAATCGCAAAAGGATTCTGGGATGGATTAGGAGATTACGAACCAATTCTTGACGGAATAAAAAAGGATCTCGATTCCATATGGAAATCTTTAAAGGATATCTTCACTGATTCAGAAGTTGCTAAAGCAGCAAATAATTTTTTCGATTCATTCGCATATGCAATTGGACAAGTTGCCGGCTCATTTGCCAGAATCGGATTAACAATTGTGCAAAACATTATAGGCGGAATCGAAAAGTTTTTAAAGCAGAACACGCAAAGAATAAAGAACTATCTGATAGATATGTTCAATATCGGCTCTGAAATTGCACAAATAGGCGGAAACCTTGCAGTTGCTTTTGCTGATGTTTTCTCAGTTTTCGGCGAAGAAACTGCGCAGCAGATTACTGCTAATTTAATCGGAATCTTTACTGAAATTAGAATGGTTCTTACGGAAACAGCCGCAAAACTTGGCAGAGACATCCTTAACATGATTGCGCAGCCTTTTATCGACAACAAAGACATTTTGAAGTCAGCAATTGAGGGCAGCCTCGGAGTAATAGAAACTGTAACAAGTGGGGTCTTAACAGTTGTTCAAAACCTTAGCGACGCAATATCAAGGTTATACGATGAACACGTAAAGCCGCTCTTTGATTCTATAGCAAATGGACTATCAAGCATATTTGGAACTCTGATAACTGGATATAATACGTACGTTCTTCCTGTTTTTCAAGGACTAGCAGAACAAATCAAAGGGCTATTAGAGGGACCATTAGGGGATGCGATTTTAAAGATAGAAACATTCCTCGGAAAACTCATTGATTCTCTGAAACTTCTGTGGGAGTCGGTGTTAGTTCCTTTAATTAACTGGATAATCGCGAATTTGCTTCCGGTTGTTGCAAAGATAATTGATGTTGTAGGCACCGTAGCGATAAAAGTCATAAAATCATTAATTAAAATAATTGGTGATGTAGCAGATACACTGAGTGGAATTATTGATTTTCTTGTTGGCGTCTTTACAGGAGACTGGGAACTGGCTTGGCAGGGAATAAAAGAGATTGCGGATGGAGCATGGAGTTTTATCAAAGATGTTGTGTCAGGTGCGTGGGAGATAATTAAAACCGTAACAAAAGGCGCGTTGAGTATAATAAAGAGCATCATCGGCACTGCTTGGAATGCAATTAAAGCATTGACTTCAACAATCTGGAACGCAATCAAAAAGACACTTTCTGGCCTTTGGAACTCTCTTAAATCCACAGCCAGCACAGTATTTAATGCAATTAAAACTAAAGTTGTAGGCGTATGGGACAGCGTAAAGAACAAGACATCAAAAACATGGGAAAACGTAGCTACGTTCGTATCTAATAAAGTAGAAGCGATAAAAAATGCTATCACTAATAAGTTTAATGCCGCCAGAGATGCAGTCAGATCTGCGTTTGAAGGCATTGTGGATTTTATTAAAGCTCCGATTAATCAGGCAATCAGCATTGTTAATAATGCAGTTGGGATGATTAATAATGCAATTGGTGGAATTGAATCTGCATTTTCCTTTGGGCCTTGGACTGTTCCAACACCGTTTGGTTCAAAGACTATTGGATTTCATGCAACATTTCCACGTATCGGAACTATCCCATATCTGGCCAGTGGCGCAGTTATTCCACCACGAAGCGAATTCCTTGCGGTATTAGGTGACCAGAAGAAAGGAAATAACCTGGAAGCACCGGAAAGCCTATTACGGCAGATCGTCCGGGAAGAGTCAGGAAAAGGACAGGGAGACGGAAATACCTACAATGTTACAGTTAATGCATCTGGCAGAAAACTGTTAGATATTATTATCAGTGAAGCTGAAATGAGAAGAAACCGGAATGGGAAGAACCCATTTGAGTTAGCGTAAGGAGAAGAATATGCCGCAGGAACAATTTAAAATAGACAACGTTGTTATAAGAGCACCGGATAGTTACAAACCGGTGTTCGCAACCACTTCTACGGAAGACTCTAAAAGAAGTCAGGATTTGATTATGCACAATACACCAATGGGAACAATTGGTGGGTATGACATGCAATGGGGCGAGCTTACATGGGCTGAAATAGCAACCATACTAAATACTGTACTTAACAAAAGTCAATTTACATTCCACCACAAAGACCCAACTGTTCCGGGAAGATGGATAGACAGAACATTCTACGCATCAAATTTTAATATGGCTGCGCAAACTTTGAAAGACGGGGAAGAAAAGTGGACGGATTTGTCTATTAATGTAAGGAGGATTGAGCCGATTTGATAAATGTATCTACTCAGTTGAAGAAAGAATCTCTTACAAACAGAAATTATTACGTGACAGCAAATGTTACATTGTCAAATGGTACAACTCTTAAGCTAGGCAAAAAAGACTTTTATCTGTCTGGAAATAGTCTCGTAGATTCAGCAGACTCTGGGGACTTCCCGGTGGGTGTAGCAATAGAAAAAACGGCAAGTTTATCATTGGTAAATGATGACGGGCGCTTTGACGGATATAATTTTAACGCCGCAAGGTTTGTTATCTTTCTCAATGTGCAGTTATCCGACAGGATAGAAGCTATAAAGAGAGGTACTTACATTGTGTCGAAAAAGCCTGCAACGGCGAGCGAAATAAGTCTTTCTCTCTTAGATAAAATGCACAATGCTGATAAGACATATGATTCTAACCTGTCTTTTCCTTGTACAGTCAAGGAACTGCTCTCAGAATGCTGCCAGCAATGTGGAATCACTCTTGGAGATGCAATGTTTCCAAATGCGGACTTTCAGATTCGGAAAGCGCCATCTAATGCGACATACCGTACAGTAATCGGAATGTGTGCCGGGATAGCCGGTGGAAATGCAAGAATCGACGAAAATGACTTACTCAGGATTATTACGTTTGATAAGACATTTACCAATACGACTATTTACGATGGTGGAGCAGTAAAGAACTGGACAAATGGTGATGATCTGGATGGCGGCACGCTTAATCCATGGACAATGGGGACTGTGATTGATGGTGGTACGTTAAGCAATAACGATTATCACGCGTTATTTTCAATTCAGAATCTACAATATGACGTAGACGATGTTATTGTAACAGGTGTCAAATATGTAGAAGATGAGACCGAATATATGTCAGGTCAGGACGGCTATGTGATTACTATTGACAATCAGCTATTGTCGGGCAATGCACAGGCAGGAGTCGAAGCTATTGGAAATCAATTAATCGGTTTGCGAATGCGTCCTTTCTCATGTGACGGAATTGCCAACGGATACGCCACTTTTGGCGATCCAGTTGAATTTATTGATACAAAGAATCGTGTCTTTAGATCGTTTGTGACAGATATAGAGTTCGTGTTCGGCGGTTCAACATCATGGAGTTGTAGCGCAAAGAGTGCTGAAGAAGATGCAAGCGAGTTTATTGGTGATCAGCAAACAGCGGTAGAGCAGTCAAAAAAAGATATAGAAAAGAAACTATCTGCCTATGACGTAAAGCTCAAACAAATGAACGAGCTTGCAGCAAACACGCTAGGTTTCTTCTATACAGAGGAAATACAAGAAGATGATTCCGTAATTACGTACCGGCATGATAAACCTACACTTGCTGATTCTAAAGTAATTTATAAGACAGGTGTCGATGGATTCTTTTTGTCAGTAGATGGGGGTCAGACATGGAAAGCCGGCTTTGATAGTAATGGAGATGCCGTTCTGAATATTCTCTATGCCATCGGTATTCAATCAGAGTGGATTAATACAAGAGGCTTCACAGCGAAAGACAATAACGGGAATACGACATTAAGAATAGATGCTGACACGGGTACTGTCACATTAGAAGTTGAAAACTTTACGCTAAAAAGTAGAACTATTGAACAGATCGCCAAGGATGTTGTGGATGGGACAGTTCAAAATAATGTGACTATCCCGAACTATTATGGCACGTATGTACCAACATTGCAGAACTATCCGGCATCTGAGTGGAAAAGTGAAGAATATAAAAAACATGACGGCTCGATTTTCATGAACTTCTCTACAAGCCAGGTATATATGTTTTCTGGAACTGTTGGCGCTTGGCAGGAACTGGACGCTGAAAAAATTGTCAATTTTGAAAGAGTTTTTAACGCTTTAACGGATAACGGTAAGCAAGAGGGAATTTATATGCAGAACGGACATCTGTATATAAATGCTTCCTATATTAAGTCCGGACAGATTTCAGCTGATTTGATTAATCTGAAGAACATCAACGTTACAAACAGTTCTGGAGTATCAACATTTGCGATTGATAACTACGGAAATGTTACGCTCAGACCTAATACATTCGTGTTAGCAAACGGCGACACAATATATAGTGTTGCGGAAGATAAAGCTTCGACAGCGTTATCGAATGCGAATCGCTATACAGACAATGCACTTAGTGATCTCGACATAGGGAAAATGTCAAAACAAGAGATTATTGATGTGTTAAGCGATAACAGCAGTAATAAAGGTCTGTATCTATCGAATGGTAATGTGTACATGAATGCCGATTATATTAACACAGGTGAATTAGCAGGATGGAAAGTTGGAATTAAAAAGCTTTCAGCAAGTGGCGCGTATGGAGAAGTAACGCTAGATGCTTCAACTGGAGAGATCTATTCAGAGACGAATACAGGAATATATGTACCGGGGTACGGGACATTGTATGGAACGCGTATTAGAGGAATCAATCTTTATACAGGAACTGTACACGCAAGCTCAGCCTCGTTTGATACTAGCGTTTCGGCGAGCAGCATTTCAGCGAGCAGTGTTTCAGCATCAGGAAAAGTTAAAGCAGGCACACACGTAGAAGCCAGTGGTCATTTCTATAGCATCGGTACGGGGACAGACCTTGCAGATGCTTCTATCAGAGGGAAGCTGAAAGTAAACGGGACAAAATCAAGATCAGTTTCGACGGTAGACTATGATGAACAGCTCTTTTACTGCTATGAAATGCCAACCCCATTCTTTGGAGATATCGGTGAATCTGTAATATCGGATGACGGGACTTGCATGATTGACATAGATGATATCTTTCAGGAATCTGCAAATGTCGGCATTAAATATTATGTGTTCTTGCAAAGAGAAGGAGAGGGCAACTGCTGGATAGCTGAGAAAGAGCAAAATTATTTTATCGTAAAAGGAACTCCGGGACTTAAATTTTCGTTCGAAATCAAAGCAAGACAAGCTGAATATGAGCATATGCGATTTACCGATCCGGGAGATACGGCTTATACAGACGCAAGAGATATAGAAATCCCGGAACCAAATTATGAGTCAGAAGAAGTAGAGGTCTCGGAACCAGATTATGAATCAGAGCTTATTAACGACAGATTAAACATTATCAATCAAATGGAGGTAATATCATGAAGAAGATTTTAACAAGTTTTATGAATCTTAGCACTGGAGAAGGAAGTCGAATTGCTTATACCTATTCAGAAGTAGACGAAAACACAGGAAGTATCATTAGCCAGAACAATAAGGGCAATTTCCTTGTAATGGATGACAATGTGCAAAAAAATCTTGATTCCGTAAAGGATTACATAAAAAATAATTTCCTTTCATAAGGAGGTAAGTCTAATATGGCCGATACATATACAATACAATTCCGGCGCGGTATGTACGCCGATTTTGATACGTCGAAAATTCGCCCCGGAGAGCCTGTTGCGATTCTTGGCAATGACCCGTCCGTTCCATCTGGCAAAGCCTTATACATTGCATTTGCGGCTAATGATGTAAGGCGGTTGTGCTCCATTGAGGATATTTCAGAGATGGTTAATGCCGGAGAATTTGTTGGTCCGCAGGGTCCCAAAGGTGAAAAAGGAGATAAAGGAGAGAAAGGCGCAGAGGGTCCTGCTGGCCCGCAGGGTCCAAGGGGTGAAAAAGGAGATAAAGGTGATCCGGGAGAAAAGGGTGCGGATGGCACCGTAGCATTTGAATCGCTGACACCCGAGCAGAAAGAATCACTAAGGGGTATCTCTATCACAGCGGTCAGTATCGACACAGATGGAAATTTGACAATAACATTTTCAGATGGTGATAGTGAAAATGTTGGTAATATTATAGGGCCTCAAGGTCCGCAGGGACCACAAGGTGAAAAAGGAGATGTTGGCCCAGTTGGTCCGCAAGGTCCACAAGGAGAAAAGGGCGAACAAGGAAATGACGGAACATCTCTCAATATTCTTGGTACAAAAGAATCTGAGGCAGACCTCCCCTTGAGCGCAGAGAAGAACGACGCGTATTTAATAAATGGAGAAATGTGGGTTTTTGACGGCACAAATTGGAACAATGCCGGCAAGATTCAAGGGCCACAAGGACCGCAGGGACCAATTGGTCCACAAGGCCCAAAGGGTGACCCAGGGCCGCAGGGCATAAAAGGAGACCCAGGAGAAAAAGGAGAGCAAGGAGCGCAGGGTCTAAAAGGCGATACTGGGCCGCAAGGTGAACAAGGCCCAGTTGGCCCAAAAGGTGAGCAGGGAGATACTGGCGCGCGAGGAATCACATTTACTCCTGTTGTAGACAGCAAAGGAAATATAAGCTGGAGTAATGACGGAGGACTTGAAAACCCCCAGACAGTAAATATTACCGGGCCGAAAGGTGATACAGGCGCAAAAGGAGATGTTGGACCACAAGGAGAAAAGGGAGAGACTGGAGATGCCGGGCCTAAAGGAGACAAGGGCACTACATTCGTGCCAGACGTAGACACCGACGGAAATTTGAGCTGGAGTAATGCTGATGGAGTTGCCAATCCTGAAACAGTAAACATCAAAGGTCCTAAGGGAGACAAAGGAAGTGATGCGACTGTCCCGATTGCTACAACCGAAACTCTTGGTAAGGTCAAACCTGATGGCAAGACAACATTCATAGATGCAGACGGAACACTCCACGCAAAAGGCGGTGGCACAACCGTCACTCCCAAACCCGTAAACAATCCAAGTATTGAGAACGCAAACGCATCTGTCACGATCAAGTGGCAAGACCCTGAAAACACAGTAATCAATGGTTCAACATTCTCTACATGGGCTGGTACAAAACTTGTAATGAAAAAAACAGGTTATCCTGCAAACCCAGATGACGGAACGCTTGTGGTTGATAATACAGTTCGTGACAAATACAAAACCGCAGGATATACAGTCACAGGGCTGACAAATGGCAAGAAATATTACTTCGCACTGTTCCCATATTCTACCGATGGCGTATACAACTACGATGCAGGAAACAGACTCCTCGGAGAGCCAGAGGATTTAAAGATTGTCGCATTTGCTGATGGAACAGATGCGGAAATTGAAAAGATGATTGAAGCACATTACGCAGGTAAAATCAACATTGGTGATTATTGGGCGGTTGGTGACAAGAGAACAATCCATCACAACGCAATGGCTGCAACGGGCGTAAGTGAGTCGCACAAAGCGAATGATTACATTTATGTAATTATCGGAATCGAACATGATGATTTAGTGACTGCTATCAATGGCAAGACCAAAGCTGCTATTACAATTCAGACAGAACGTATGCTGTATTTAGACACTACGACAGAATATAATAGTTCTTATGATACATCACATGAATGTGGTTATATGAACAGTTCAAACACGAATAGCGGTGGTTGGGGGTACTGCGATAGGCGTACATGGTGCAATAATGTGTACAAGAAATGTTTACCTACTTATATTCAGAATATGATGAAACAAGTTAGAAAACTGACTTCGGAAGGTAGCCAAAGTAACACAATTAAAACATCTAACGACTATGCGTTTTTACCTTCTGAAATTGAGATTTTTGGCAGTACAACGCATTCTTTTGCAGGAGAAGGAAAACAGTATCAATATTTCAAGAATGCGACTGCAAACAGATATAAGAAACCACGTTATAGTAGTGTCTATGTATCTGGCCAGTATTGGACACGTTCGCCTTACTCTAGCGACAGCGATTCCTTCTGTGGTGTGGGCAGAGGCGGGAGTGCGAACGCCGACAGTGCCAGTAACGCTGGTGGCATTGACCCTTGCTTATGTATCTAAAATCCTAGCAAATTAACGAATTATTTATAGCCGAATGGCTAAGAACAGGAGGTGCATATGGATAAAAAAGAAATTACAAATATCTACAAAGCAATTAACAGAGTTTCAAACAGACTGAATGACATGTCTGAAAAGTTGGATTTTGTCATGCAGATGCTTAATGCGGAATCTAATCGTAAAATTCTAATTAATGGTGATGGCATTGACGGTCTGGCTGAACTTGTATCAACGCATGATTCGGCACTTGACGAACTTGCTACATTAGTTGCAACAATCGGAGGTAAGAATAATGGTTAAATTTTTCGAAGAACGAGTAATCAATGGGCTGAAAAAATGGACAGATGTTCCTGAGCTGTGGAATAAGAAGGTAATTGAAAGACTTCAAAAGGATGGCTACGTACTGAATGAAGATGGGACAGTGGAAAGAGCAAGTTTACCACAGTAAACGCAATATGTGCAGGCAAAATTTAGGAGGGTTTTCGTATGACAAATAATCAAAAAGTAGTTCTTAGGAAGATTATTTACGCAGTTGAAACCGGTGGACAGGTTTATGGACAGCAGGATTATTCGGACTTTACGGAAGCCTACACCAATTCTTCTGAAGAACACGCAATTACAATCGGGGCAGGTCAGTGGTACGGAATCGAAGCAAAAACACTTCTGGAACGAATTTACGATGCTGACCCGGAACAGTGGGAGAAGATAGACAAGGTCAGACTTTTGGAGCAGGTCCAGACCGCAAACTGGGAATGTTTTAATATTTCCAGGGTATCACAGCTCGCAGATGCTATAGTTGCTCTTATTTCGTCCGATTTAGGCGTTAAATGCCAAGATAGCCTTATGGATGAACAATTAGCCACCTACGCAGACGAAGCCCTTAAGCAGGGCGTTACGGATGCTAGAGCGCAAGCTATGTGTGTGAACTTTAGGCACCAAGGCGGACAAGGGGCGGTAACGAGAATTTTGGCAAAGACTCAGAAACCATATACGCTCGATAATCTCTATACAGCCTGCCAGACGGACACAGGGAATCAGGTAGGAACATATAAGGACAGGCAGAGATTTGTTTATAACGCATTAAAGACATATTTTCCAGAAAGCGAGGAAACAGGCATGAACGCAATTGATAAATTAATCCAGATCGCAAAGAATGAAACCGGATATCTTGAAAAGGCAAGTAATAGTCAGCTTGATAGTAAGACAGCAAATGCCGGAGAAAATAATTACACAAAATACTGGCGAGATATTAAACCGGATTACCAAGGACAGCCATGGTGCGCAGCGTTTGTTTCGTGGTGCATGATGAAAGCATTCGGCTTAGACACAGCAAAGAAGCTTTTAAAACACTGGCCATACGTTTACTGCCCGACAATGGCAGATTTGTTTACTTTGAACAGCAATCCAAAAGTTGGAGATATTGTTATTTTTTATCGAAATGGCACATTTACACACACTGGAATCGTAATAAAGGTATCAGGAGATCGGTTCTGGACAGTCGAAGGAAACACTTCTAGTAGCTCTGCAATTATCGCAAATGGCGGTGGTGTATGCCAAAAAAGTTACTATAACAGCAACCTTCCCGGAACAAAATTCTGCACTCCAAACTATAACTTAGTGAAGAATGCAACACCAGTTTCAGATACGGCCAAAAAGCAGAACACTAGAGCCTACATTGCGCAGATTAAAAAAGACACAAAATGTTATACAAAATCAAACAAAAACAGCCCGTCAAAGATGTTCCCAAAACTGAAAAAAGGTGCAGTTGTAGAGGTAATGAAGTACACAGAAACCGACAGTTCAGGGTTGAAATGGTACTTCATCCGGATCCCGCATCCGACAGAAGGGTTTGTTTTTGAATTTGTTCCAAAAGGAACATTCACCAGAATCACAGGAATTTCTAAATGATTGTCCCGGGGAATTAACCCCGGGAGTTTTATCTTTAAACATATTTAGCATCACTTCGGAAGTTTTAGACTGTTATCGTTAGTCACACGTTAGTCACAAACAAAAATATTGTTTCCTAATATAATAGTGCCCAAAATACTGTATTTACAGGCATTTGCACATTCTTCTAAATTTCATTTATTAGTCACAATCAATAAAATTAGAATAATGAAAATGAAATGTGGGAAATCCTTGCAAAATCGCTGAAAACGTTGATTTTAATAGGGTTTCCGGCATTTCGATAATGATATTTCGGTTATTTTAGAAAGATTAAAATGGGTTCCGTTAGTCACAGTTAGTCACAAATGGAACTTTTATCTTTTCTATTTCTGTCCGAAGTTCTTCCAGTGTCCTATGTCCGTACACAGCGTTTGTAACATCTCCGCCAAAGGAGTGGCCTAGCATTCGTTTTCGGTCATTCTCCCGGACACCGTATTTTTCGCATAAAGCAGAAAAGGTGTGCCGACAATCGTGCGGCGTGTGCTTCGGATTACCGACTATTCCTAAACGTTCCAGTGTAGGATAGAACAATGCTTTTCTGTGATGCTGCTGAGTATACACGCATAATTTTCCATCTTGTGTCAGTACTTTCTGTTCGACAAAATGATATACGGCAGGATGTATCGGGACAATTCTGTTTTTACCGGCTTTTGTTTTAATGCCGCCTTGAAAGTATTTTTCTTCCAAGTTAGTTGTGAGTTTTAGCACTTCACCAATTCGCCATCCAGAATAGCACATGATAAGAATGAGCTGCACTTCTGGATCGTCGGTATTATTCCACAACACTTGCATCTCCTGATCAGAAAATGGCGTTCCATGTTCGGTGTCATTATCAGCATTGACATGGACATATAACGCCTTATTTTCCGTTACGATTTCTGAGTATACGGCATATTTGTACATCTGCTTGAATAGAGTTAAAATAGCCATCTGGCTTTGCTTTTTCAGCTTGCAATCATCAATAACCTTTTGCATATCAGGAGCCTTTAAATCTTCGAATATGCGATTGTGCAGAACGGTGCAGTTCGTGTAAGCCGTCCGATATGCTTCCTTTGAACTGTATGACAGTTTTGTCCCATTTGGGAACTTCCACGCATAAAACTGTTTATATACCTCTGAGAACGTCAATTTCTTGATTTCCGGGTGCTTATCCTCTACACCCTTGATTGTATTGTAGTCGGCAATCAAGCGGCTTATAAGAGTGTCTATGTCGGTTGTGGGGGATACCTCAAGAGTCCGCTCCATGCCTGGTTGATACGTGCCGGCTTTGTAAGCTGTCAGGACAGTAAAGCCTTTTATCCAGTCATCCACGTAGCAGATCGCCGGCGGACGTTTTAGCTTGCCAGTATCGTCCGGTGTAGCTGGTGGATGCACTGCGAAACAGTTTCTCCGGTTCTTGCCAAGGTACCGGATAGAGCCGAAGTTATTTGGCAACTTTGGATATTTCTTTCTTTTCTTCGCCATTTTTATTCCTCTTTTCTTTATGTAGCTGCTTTAGGTATAAAAATAACAGCCGAACAAATTTTCTGGGTTGTTCGACTGCTCCGAAGATGATACAATATGTTTGCCAGAATATTACATTTCTTCGGAGATGTATAAACGCCGTCCCGGTACGCCAATGCCGGGGCGGTTTTTATTTTATTCTATTTCTTCAATATCAAGAGAATATCCAAGAACTTCTCCAACGTCTGTGCATTTTCCTTTTAAAGTAACGGTGTCGCCCTTTGACATAGATGCTATTTTAGATTTTTGATCGTCGCTCTTGATGTAACACTGGACTCCAATAATCTCAAAATCTCCATCAGCCATAAGGTCAATATATTTTCCGGCTGCATCAATGTTACTGAGCTTTCCGGTGATCTCAAGATGTTTGCCTTTGTATTTATCAGATGCACCCATTGCATTACTGTCAAGATCAGACATCATATCATTGACTGATACGGCTGTATATTCAATTGGTGTAGGTGTATCAACTTCTTTTGTAGATTCCGTCTTTGCAGATGTGCTGGAAGTGGATGTAGTACCTGAATCCGAATTTCCGCCAACGGCACCGATAACACCAACGGCGACAACCGCTAAAACTACCCATTTAAGTTTTCCACCTTTTTTCTTGCTCATAGAATTGCTCCTCCTAATAGCTTTATTCGCCACGCTTCGCACTTTTTATGCGGATTATGTATTTTGTACCGCTGATTTTGCAACATTATGTAAAGTACGGTTATATGTGGTATTTTTATTTTATCATTTTAAGAGCATATTGTAAAGATTTAGAACGAAATAGAGTGATTTAGATGAAAAAGAAATGTTTTTTTCTATAAAATAGTGAGAGTTCATGTATATCATTGGCAGTTGCCAAGAGTCGGAATAGATGGTATAATAGCAAAAACGAACTAATGTTCGGTTCTATTTCCCACAGCCGAACATATACTGTAGTGTAGGTGGTAGTTATGACAGGGAGGGTTATTATGGATTATAAAAAAGAGATTATTGAGATGATACAGAAAATACATAGTGAATCAATGATAAAATTTATTTACGGGTGTGTAAAAAGGGCTTATAAGGAAGAAAGGGCAGGAAAATGATTCCTACCCTTGTGTTTTAGAAAATAAACTTCTCAAAAAAATCACATAACAAATCTTTTTTATCGGGCGGCAGGTTATCGTATTCAAGAATTATTCTTTTGAAACGAGGGTCTGACTGCTCGATTTTTGTAACTACATCTCCAAATTCAATATCAGGGTCTTGATTCTCTTTTAAATCTGTCAAATCTGACATTCTTATTCGGAAATAATCGGCTAAGGCTCTAATCTTTCCGGTTCCCGGCATCGAATTGCCTTTGCACCACATATTAAATGTAGATGCGTTTGTTCCAATGGCTTCAGCGATTTCCTTTTGCTGTTTCCCACTTCTTGAAATGTACTTATTAAGATTATTCGAGAAGATCTTTTTCTGCTCTTCAGTTGTCATGGTCGTCATGATTCTTTTCCTCCTTACATTTTGTATTGTACATCATATTTATAAAAAATTCAATAGTTAATTCAATTATTTTGAATTTTGGTGTTGACAATTCAATACAGTTGAATTATAATAAGCTCAGAAGTTAAGAAAGGAGATGAGCAAATGCCAAAAATTTCATTAGAAGCTGTTCGAGTAAACGCAGGATGCAATCAGAAAGAATGGGCTGAAATATTCGGTATTTCCAATGCAACTGTAGTTAATTGGGAAAAAGGAAAAACAGAGCCGACATTATCACAGCTCAGAAAAATGAGTGAGCTTTCTGGAATTCCTATGGACTTTATTTTTGTGCCAAATAACTTCAATTAAATTGAATTAGAAAGGAGCATAAATGGACGCATTACAATTTAATAAAGCCGTCAGTCAGCACTGCAAAGAATCTGGTGGAGACTGTTGCAAATGTGACCTTCGGCTTTACTGTTACCTATCGCCAAGTGAGCGACCAGATGAGTTAGTGAGCCTGGTTATTGATTTTTTGCATAACCACATTGAAAACCATGGTCATTATACCCATCACAGCGCGGCTTCATTTCCGTGTATTGATGATATGGACATGAGCACCGCAGTAGGTGGCGACCGCTATCAGAAACCTCATACTCTTCATAAACAGTCACGTGTTTGTGAATCTTGTGGCAATGATACAGTCGTGTAATTGTTTCAACCATATAATTCCCCTTTCGTTATACTCAGCATGTCGGTGCCTGTAAATGCATTATAGGTAGAGGGGAAAGGAAATACAATAGGTTGATGGGAAGACGAAAGATTTTTCTAAAAAAATAAGAAAGGAGTATGAAATGAGCGAGGTTGATACTTACATCAAAGAAAATGCAGAAGTCCATCAGTTCGCTGCAGAGGTTGCGAGAATCATATCAGGCATTCCACAGATGCCGGAATTCTCGTCAGAAATTCTGACCGTAGCCGACGCGAGCCAATTGATCGGACTTCCTGTAACAGCAATCCGGGCAGGGATTGTGTACGGATGGTTGCCAATTGGAGTGGCTGTGCAGAATAACAAGCCAGCAAAAAGCCTTTCCGGTGGACGAATTACATACATCATAAGCCCTAGGAAAGTTTATGAAGTAACTGGTCATGTCTGGAAAGGCAAAGCTGCTCTTAATAAGTAGGTGCTCCGGAGGGAGCTGGAACCTCCACCCCGGAGCTTGCATCTACTAAATCACGCTTAGTAGATACAGGTTAATTATAAGCCTCTATCTGCTAATTGTAAAGACAAATAAGAAAAAATAAGGAGAAATTAGCTAGATATGAGTGAAATTAAAAACGAAAGCCAGCTCACATGGGCTGACATCGAAGTAGCACTTGCGACTGAAATTGTCGAAGAAAGCAAGAAAAAGTCAAAAAGATGGTTCACTGCATGGATTGTGACAGTCGCCGCACTGGTAGCGAGCAACCTTGCGTGGATTGCAGGAGAAATGAAATAAAATGAAAGAGTATATACTAATTGCTGTTTGTATGCTTGCCGGGAAATATGTGGATATACCTATCTGGCTGAACATCTTTTTCGGTATCTCGGCAGCATGGGCAGTACGCCAGATGGAAGCAGACTGGCAGTAGGAAATAAGGAGGATAAGAAGATGTTCGAGAAAGAGATTGATGAAATTTACGAACTCTGTAAAAGAGTTGTGAATGAAGTTCCGACAGTAAGTGTCGAATTCAGTTATTCAATTTATGGCATGAGAGTATGTGGGCTTAAAAGAAAAGAAGATGCTTGCCTTCCAAAAGACGTGTTTAAGTGGGATTTGTACCAAAACGTATCTTTTAACCCATTTTATGAGAAGGAAAGTCGTGAAAGCCTCAGAATAATCAAAGCTTTCTTGTTAGAACTTCTGATAGATGGGAAGTGTCCAAATGAGTAAACAGATAGCAATTATGAAACTTCTTCCCAGTCTGGAGATAGCAGGATGTATTAATGAACTGCTCAGAGAGCTTCAATCCAGAGGTGATTACATTCTGGATTATGAAAACTGTGACATGTCTCTTGACCATGTGGAATACCACAAAGCCGAAGATATCGACGGAGAGAAGTTCGGGGATGCATCAGATAACCTTTATTGTTTCTTTAAGGCGGTGTAAGTATGGACGAACGCATTCAAGAAGTATTGAGATTAATCGACATACAGCTTGCTACAGTCCCGGACAATCCCATTGAAGAATCATATAAAGCAAGAACATTGGCAAGCTATGTACAGGCTCTAAATGGGCTTTTAGCGGCTCAGAAAACAACTAAGGAGGGCAACAATGGAAAAGTTTGAAATCCGTATTCCGGCGAGAAAGAAACAGCCTGCAACTGATAAGGATAATCCGGTCGTGAAAGTATCAACAGACGCATACAACGCACTGGTTGAAATCTATAACGAATCAACCTTATCAATGAAAGATATTGCAAGTTTGCTGATTATTGAGAGCAGCAAACATGTGGTTTATGACAAGGAGGAATAACAATGGCAACACCAGTATTGATTATTGGAAAATCTGGTTCCGGTAAAAGTACTAGTCTTAGAAACTGTCAAAACAAAAACTGGAACCTTATCAGAGTATTAAACAAGCCACTTCCATTCAAGGGGAAAATTGACGGATGGTTTACAGATGATTACCAGCAGGTAATGAAGTGCCTGATCGCATCAAAAGCAGAGTCAATTGTAATTGATGATGCAGGTTATCTTATCACGAACCACTTTATGCGTGGACACGCTTCTGCTGGAAAAGGCAATGCGGTATTCGCTCTGTACAATGATATTGGAGACTATTTCTGGAATCTTATTCAGTTCATTGTGACAAAAGTCCCTGAAAATAAAGTCGTATATCTTATGATGCACGAAGATAAGGACGATTCTGGAGATGTAAAGCCAAAGACAATAGGAAAACTTTTGGATGAAAAAGTTTGCGTGGAGGGCATGTTTACGATAGTTCTCCGTTGCATTGAAGAAAGTGGAAAGCATTTATTTGTCACTCAGGCAAGTCAGGGAGCTGTCAGCAAATCACCGATTGGTATGTTTGATTCACTGACCATAGACAATGATCTGGCAGCAGTAGATAAGATTATTAGAGATTATTACGAATTAGGAGGAGCAGACAATGCAGAAACCAAATAGCTATGATACAACACAGGCAGCAGGAGAATTTGAACCAATTAAGCTTGGCGGTCATAAAATGGTGATTAAACAGGTGTCTGAACGTCAGTCTCAGAGCGGACTGAATATGATTGTTATCCTGTTTGATTTTGCAGATGGAGACGAGCAGGCAGGTTACTTTATGAAGCAGTTTGAGAACGATATTCGTCCAGACAAGAAATACCCGAATGCAGGCACAAACTACATGGTTATTGACGAGAGTGTAGATTATGGTGTTCGTAATCTCAAAACATTCATTACATGCGTAGAAAAGTCAAATCCGGGCTTTGCTGTTAAGTGGGGCGATAACTTCGGGCAGCAGTTCAAAGGCAAGCTGATCGGTGGCATCTTCCGTCTGGAGAAAGACTGGTACGACAATAAAGAAGTGAAACGCCACAAGCTTGCATGGTTCCGCAGCGTGGAAGGAATCAAAGATGCAGATATTCCAGAAGAGCGTACCACAAAAGCGTATGACGATCATCTGAAAGAAGAAGCTATCATGGGAGCGAATCCAGCTGGTACAGATGGATTTATGAATATCCCGGATGGAATCGATGAAGAACTTCCTTTCAATTAAGAGGTGATTTTGTGAAAATTGCAGTAGATAAAAACCAGTTTTCCGGTTCACATGGAAAGTCAAATTCTGTTAAACACAAACAAATGGAAAATATGGGGGCGATTCTTGTCCCTGTACCACTTCCATTTGGCGATTACTGTAAGATTACAGATGAGATTCAATCTATTATTGACAGCAAAAAGAAAGTATGTAAAAAGGATCTGGAAACAGTTATTCCATTATCTATAGATACAAAAAAAGACCTTCAAGAGTTATATGGAAATGTATGCGCTCAACATGAGAGATTTAAAAGAGAGCTGTTAAAGCCTATTGACAATAAATCAAAGCTAGTCATTCTTTGCGAACACGGCGAGGATGTAAAGTGCCTTGAAGATGTGTATTTTTTTTACCAGCCAGAAATGGAGCGGTTTCGTTGGAGAACAAAAAACATCAATGGGAGAACAATACGAATGAAAGAAAAATATATTCAGAAAGAAATTAAAGGAGTTTCTCTGTTTCGCTCCCTTTGCACTATCAGAGACCGATATAACGTCCAGTTTGAATTCTGTACAAAAGAAGAGACTGGACGGCGAATCGTGGAGTTGCTGACATGACGAAAGAAGAAATTAAGCAGCAGAACAGCATGAGAGATGTTCTTGCTAGATACGGAATGATTCCGAACAGAGCTGGCTTTATCAGTTGCCCATTCCATAATGAAAAGTCAGCTTCGTGTAAGATATACGATGATTCCTTTTACTGTTTCGGCTGTGGATCGGTCGGAGATATTTTTACTTTCGTTCAGAATATGGATAATTGCGATTTTAAGACAGCTTTTCAGATTCTTGGTGGAACATACCATAAACCTGATTTTTCGTCCAGAATGGCAATATATCACGCTCAGAAGCAAAAAGAAATGAGAGAGAAAGCAGAACGGAAGAAGAATGAAGAATTGCAGGAATGTTTGTCCGATATTGATTTTTACAGGTCTATTCTTGGCAGAGCAAGGCCATTATCAGATGGCTGGTGTGAAGCATGGAACAAATTACAGCTTGCATTATATAAGCATGGATTTCTAACAGGATTGGAAGAAGGTGATTAAAGAAAATGGAACAGATTAACAAGCTCACATCAGAATCAATTCTGGAAGAAGAAGTGTTTAATGAGATATTCAAGCAAGAAGATGAGATTTACAAGGCACGTTTGACATTGACTCTTCTGGACAGAGCGAAAGAGCTTGGAGTTAAGAAGAAATTTGAAGATTTACTAAAAGCTTATACCAAGGTTCAGAAACAGATAATCGAGCAAGAGAAAAGCAATAGGACGTTATCTATGCTGGATCAGTGGACTAATTTCTCCGATTGTGAATATGACAGAATGAAATGTCTTAACTGGATAGCAGATGATGACGGAATCAGAATATCAAACACAAATCCAGGATCACCGGACATTATAGCCTGTTATCATCCTATTCTTCCGATTGAACGAATGAAGAATCTGGAGACTGGGGAAGAACAGATAAAGTTAATCTATAAGAGGAATAATAAATGGTCCGAGGTTATTGTACCGAAAACTATGGTTGCATCAGCCAGTAAAATTGTTGGTTTATCCGCGCTTGGTATTTCAGTGACTTCTGAGAATGCGAAGTTCCTCGTACGGTATCTGTCAGACGTTGAGAATGCAAATGATGATTATATCAACATCCAATATTCCTCTAGTAAAATCGGGTGGATTCGAGATTATTTCCTGCCTTACGACAAGAATATCGTATTTGATGGTGATATGAGATTTCGACAGTTATACGAAAGTATCAGTGTAGGTGGCAGCAGAGCAGAGTGGTATGAACATGTAAAAAAGGTTCGTGCTACTGGAAGAATCGAACCAAAAATCATGTTGGCTGCAAGTTTTGCAAGCATTCTAATTAAACTGGTCGGCGCTCTTCCGTTTTTTGTGGACTTATGGGGTGAAACCGAGGGCGGTAAGACTGTGACGCTTATGTTGGGAGCTTCCGTCTGGGCGAATCCAGGCGAGTCACGATATATAGGAGACTTCAAGACAACAGATGTGGCCTTGGAAGCTAAGTCTGATATGCTAAACAACTTACCGCTGATTCTGGATGATACCTCTAAAGTGTCGGCTAAAATCAGAGATAATTTTGAAGGTATTGTATACGATTTATGTTCCGGAAAAGGAAAGAGCCGTTCCAACAAGGAACTGGGCGTTAACCGGGAGAATCGCTGGCAGAATTGTATCCTTACTAACGGTGAACGTCCACTGGCCGGGTATGTCAGCCAGGGCGGAGCGATTAACCGAATCATCGAGGTTGAGTGCTCTGAAAAGATATTCGATGATCCGCAGCTTACCGCAGATACACTTAAAAAGAACTACGGGTACGCAGGAATTGATTTTGTGAATGCAGTTAAGGAAATGTCCGTTGATGATATAAAAGCCCTGCAAAAGCACTATCAAGGGCTTATACAGGACGATGACAAGATGCAGAAGCAAAGCATATCAATGAGCATTATCCTGACAGCAGATAAAATCGCAACAGATCAGCTGTTCCATGATAGCCAGTACATTGACATTGAGACGGCTAAGAATCTTCTGACAGAGAAAGAAATGGTATCTGAAAACGAACGCGCTTACTGGTTCGTGCTTGATAAGATTGCCATGAACGGAATTAAATTCGATGATAACCCGGATATAAAAACAGAAAGATGGGGAATTATCGACAATGATCCGGTAGAAAAAACGTCAATTGCAATAATCTATAGCGCAGCGTTTGATGATTTATGCAAAATCGGAAGATTCTCCAGAAAAGCATTTTTGTCATGGGCTGTTAAGAAGGGACTTGTGGAAACCGACAGTAGAGGTTATCCGACCAAAGCAAAAAAACTTGACGGAATTGTCACCAAATGTGTGTTTTTGAAAATTGTGGATGAAATTCCAAAAGGATTTGTTAATTGTAATGATAATTTTGAGATTACGGACGATATTGTGTTTGATTAACAAACAATTCGTCCAAAAGGTAACCGGGTAACCTAGGTAACCTTTGATTCTATATATATATATTTGAGTATTTATATGCACATATTGAGTATAAAAGTTTCCCTATATGAGAAAGTCAGGGTTACTCGGTTACCCGGTTACCTACCTGTAAAATCAATGGTTTACACGAATTAGTACGGTTACATCTCGGTTACTGTGGGTTACTTATATTAAAATAATATAAATATATTATATTTATAAAATAAAATTAAATAGAGCGTATACAGTACATTGTATACAATACTCAAAGGAGATGATAAAAATAAAAGTAGAAGCAAAGGATATTCCGTATATTCAAAAATTTATGACTGAATTCTGGAAAACTATAAAAGATTTCTATTCAGCCGAACTTACAGACGAATATTCCAAGCAGGCTACTGATCGTCTGATAGAACTTGGAGAGTATGCGGAAATGTGTCCTGATGATAATGATAAACAGTTTATCAAGAATTGTCTAGTTGCTTTTAATAAGTTATTAGATTCTAAACAGAGAGAAGTGAGAAAGAATGCACAACACTAAGAACAAATATGAACAGGGACAGGCCCTCAGAAAAGAAATCTACATGTATGTAGTAAGTTACTTTAAACTTGTTGGATACGCACCATCGGTCAGCGAGATTTGTGAGAAAGTAGACGCAAGCAGAGCTACCATCTGGAGACATTTAAACCAGCTTATTGATGATGGGTTGCTTAAAACAGCACACCCGAGTACTGATAGAGCCTATGCTCCGACAGGATACGGGTTCGGAAAGGTGAAGAAATGAATAAAATGCGAGAGTATGAACGCGGGAGAGAAGATGGTCTTGACCTTGCTAGACGAATCACCAGAGAGGGCGGTCTTGAAGCCCTCGAAAAGGAATGCAGATTCAGGGGAGTAACAGGAATACATACTTCCCTGGCAAGAAAGGATCTGGACAAAGCATCTGAGAAGATCAAACAGCTTGTATCTGAATGCTGCGTGATCATGGCGATAGCTGTCCTACATGATGAATTTGGATTCGGTCAGAAAAGATGCCAGAAGTTCATGACAGGCATGGACAAAGCTTCGGACTATATCGACCAGGGCTTGGCTGAATGGATTGATTATGTGCAGGCTATCAAGGAAGAACTGGGAATTGAATTAAGCTTTTCAGGAGAAATAAAAAGACATGCAGAATAACGGACAGGTAGCATTTGGATAGGAAATCATGGTGGACTGCACAATAGCGTGTCAGTTGTTTAAATGGGGAAAGTGAGGATGAAAAATGGATAAATTAAAACCTTGTCCGTTTTGCGGAGAAGAGGCACGAATTTTTACCGATGATGAAATGGGATATTTAGGTAATGCTCAGTATCTTGTAAAATGCGGTAACTGTCTTTGCGGTACAGGACATTATAACAATCCCGAATATGCAATAGAAGCATGGAATAAAAGAGCGAAAGATAAGGAGGACGCAAAATGTTAATCAGAAGTCAGAATAAAATGTCTCTGGTAAAGTTTGAGAATATTGTTGTGAATATCAACAATATCAATGGCAAAGAAATCATTTGTTGGAGTCAGATGAATCCAGGAGAAGATGAATATATTTCATTGGGTCATTATTCCACCAAAGCAAAAGCCATGAAAGTACTGGATATGATTCAGGAAGCCTATGAAGAATACAAAATTACTTGTACTTTTTTGACAGGATTTACAGGACATCGAGCAATTGTAGAATCAAACGATATTCACGTCAATGGTTTTGGAGAACTTTTAAAAAGCTTTAAAAAGAATATGGTCTTTCAGATGCCAGAAGATTCGGAGGTGGAAGTATGATTACATTCTTGTTAGGATTCACCCTTGGAACCATATTTGGAGTAGTTGGTCTTGTATGTGTGGCGATCATGTACGACAAACACCACCCAGACGATTAGAAAGGAGAATGGTATGTTGACAAGGAATAAAAAGCTGAAAGACTACGGTATTCCGGCAGAGGACATTGAAAAACTGAATACGATGCTAAAAGACTTTCCGGAAGAGTATGGATACCTGCTTTCCAGTGCCGCCTTGTCAGCTTGCCCGAAAAACACGGTGATAGCGGATATGGTAATTGAGAATATCCTGCACCGGAAAAGTTACAGGAAAATCAGCAAAGAAAGATATATCCCGATGAATCCAAAAGACTTCTACGGATACAGACGCAAGACCGTCGCTGTACTGTATGAGAGGATGCGGTTGTTGGGAGTGTGGGGAGGAATAAGAGGGCAAAATGGAAAAAAGTTTGTTTAGCAGCAATTCCGATCAATGGGCTACACCTAAATATATTTTCGATGAATTAAACAAAGAGTTTGATTTCACACTAGACCCATGTGCGGACGCAAAAAACCATAAATGCGAGAAATTTTTTACTAAAAATGAAAATGGTCTTATACAGGATTGGGGAGGAATGCGAGTATTTTGCAACCCACCCTACGGAAGAGAAATATATCAATGGGTTGAAAAAAGCTATCAGGAAGGACATAAAGAGAATACGCTCGTTGTTTTACTAGTTCCGGCAAGGACAGACACGAAGTGGTTTCAAGATTTTGTATATCACAGATCTGAGATTAGATTTTTAAGAGGAAGGTTAAAATTCGGAGACAGTAAGAATAGCGCACCGTTTCCGTCAATGATAGTAATTTTTAGAGGACCTAAAATGTAAGCACAGGGAGGAATCAGATGAGTAGACTGATAGATGCAGATAAGTTGAAACATGTAATACATTGTGCATATTCTGATGATTTAGAGATTCTTGAAAAGATTGACGAACAGCCGACAGCTTTTGATGTGGATAAGGTTGTGGAGCGGTTAGAAGAAGAAAAGAAGAGAGCATTTAAACTATGTTTGGGAACTAATGACAGCACGCAAAGACTGAAATACATTGAAAAAGAACAGACGATAGCTTTAGCAATCGAAATCGTGAAAGGCGGTGGAGTAAATGGTAATTAAGCCTATTTTATTTAATACCGAGATGGTGCAAGCAATCATGGACGGAAGAAAGAGCTGCACTCGGCGAGTGGTAAAGCCACAGTGGGAAGAATGCCCACATTGCAAGTATGTGCATAATGAGTACATATACGACGAGATGGCAGAAAATGTATACTGTGCAAGATGTGGTTATCCGTTGGAGCCGGAAAGAAGATCGCCATATCAGCCGGAAGATATCCTGTATGTTCGTGAGACTTGGCACAGATATACAAAGCGGGTTGGAAAAGGTGAAGGATGCCATCTGGAAGAACACTATGGATATAAGGCTAGCATTGCAAATTCTGAAGACGCAGAAGAGCCGTGGAAACCATCCATCCACATGCCGAAAAAAGCAGCGAGAATCTGGTTGAATGTTACGAACGTAAGAGTGGAGCGGTTACAGGATATGACAGACGATGATGCAGAAGCAGAGGGATGTTTCGATTATACATCAACAGCACTTGGTTTTCCTGATGTATGGGATTCCACCATCAAGAAATCTAATCTTGACAGTTACGGATGGAATGCGAACCCGTGGGTCTGGGTGATTGAATTTGAGCGGTGTGAGCCGCAGGAGGGACAGAACGTATGAGAGAAATTCTTTTCAAGGCAAAGAGGGTTGATAATGGAGAATGGGTTGAGGGATATTATTACAAAATGTCTGAAACAACCTATTGTTTTAAAGAGGACTATGAACGGAAACCAGTACCAGAACATCACTATATTTTGCAAGAGAGAATGACCGACTGGGGGCTCCCAAATCAGATAGTGCAGATTGAAGTTGATCTCAGAACCCTCTGCCAGTTCACAGGACTTTGCGACAAGAATGAAAACAAAATTTGGGAAAATGATATTATCAAATATCATTTCGGAGAAATCTATGCTCCAATCAAATATGGATATTATCAAAATTGTTTTGATTCTCAAAAAACAGAACATATCGGATTCTATGTAGATTGGACGGGCGACAAATACCTTAGAAAAGATTTAGGATATTGGATTGACATGGTATACGCTATACCAGTTGGAAACATTTTCGACAATCCAGAATTGTTACGGGAGGAACACAAATGAGTAGTGCAAGTGTGAGATTCGGAACAAAAGCGTATGTATGTGCAAGATATTTTCTTAGACCCGGAAAGTGCTTCAAATACATAGACCAGCGCGGTGAAGACACCACAGAACACGTCTATGAGGTCATGGCGTTATATCCTTATTGTGTATTGTTAAGAGATACCAGAAACGGAGTCAGAACTTGTCCGGGATATAATACTTTAAGTCTGATGTTGAGAGGAAGTGAAGCGAGTGAGTAAAGGCAAAGATATCTCTACTATGTTTACAAGAGAAGAAAACAAAAAGAATGGAAGGCTTGGATATTGTCAGGCTACAAGAGAAAAAGATACTATCATTAGCCCTTCGCAATATGGAGCATTCTTGCAGAAAAGAGGTAGGAGAAGATGAGTAAATCAGTATTAATCATGAACACACCAAAAGGATGTTTTGCTTGCCCATTTCATATGGCGGATTTCAATTTTAATTTATGCCTTGCAACAAGAAATGATTCAATCAGAACTATTTCTAAAGTAAGCCATGAAGGATTCAAAAAACTGGCAGGAAGACCTGAATGGTGTCCGCTGAAGCCATTACCGGAGAAAAAAGAGTATATCGTTCCAATTGACAATGTAGAATCACAAAAAGATATTATTGCGGTTGGTTGGAATGCCTGCTTGAGAGAAATTACAGAAACAAGCGATAAAAACGAGCGATAAAAGCAAGCGATAAGGAGAGGTGAAGTAGATGGAAAGATTAACCGAAAGAGAAAGAAACATTGATGGCACAGGAGTTGCAAAGGAAGAAATTACAGATGGATTATTAAAACCGTTTGCGGATAAAATTCTTACGAAACTTGCTGTTTATGAAGACTTAGAAGAACAGGGATTGCTTGTGAGATTGCCGTGTAAGGTTGGAACAGAAGTATATTACATCTTAGGTATTCCAAATAAGACACCATGTACAATCGACAAGTGCGTATTTGAGTTGTCGGATATAGATAAAATCGGTGAATCATTATTTCTCACCCGTGAAGAAGCTGAGAAGAAGTTGGAGGAGATGAAGAATGACAAGGCCTGAGATTACGGCAGAATTATCAACCATGATTGAAAAGAAAATCAATCCGAACAACGATCCTCGTATCTACTGGGCAAAAGAGGTGACGTTTGATTATTCTACAAACCATGCAGTTAGAGTGGACTATATGAAATTTGTTCCAGTGAACAATAGTGTTTCCGGGATAGAAAAAGGTGATTGCTATTGCTATGAAATCAAGTCATCTATTGAAGATTTCAAATCTGGCCATGGATTGAATTTCATTGGAGATTACAATTATTTGGTTATGCCAGGGGAATTAGCTGCAACAGTATTTTTGAAAATCCCGTATCATGTAGGAATATATGTCCCAGAAGGAAACGAACTTATATGTGCCAAGAAAGCCAAACGAGCCAACAGAGCGAGGCCTGTATCTGAAATACTTCTGATGATGTTTCGGTCTGCAAACAGAGATTACAGGAAAACGGTAAAGAAACTGGAGGAGATGAAGAAATGAATAACAAACCTACACCAGACATAACGCCAAACCTTGCTATATCAGCATACCACGTACTACAGCAATATTGTACTGGACAGCCAGCGGATTGCAAAGGCTGCGGATTCTACGAATACTGTCCAGAATGTTTTCAAGGCATACCATGTGACTGGAGCTTGAATGAAGAAGGTGAAATAAATGAAACTGAGAAAGGCAACACTGATTGACTACGGAGTGCCGCCGGATGATATACCGACATTACAAAGTCACTTGCGGAATCTTAGTGAGAGCGATAAATATAATCTGTTACAGGTATCTATCAAATATGCGCCCGGCATCGAATCACAAATCTATGACAGCATTGTGAACAGTATCGGCTATCGAACGATGGAGAAGATCAGAACGGTTCCTGCAACGGAGAATGACTTTTATGGCTACAAACGCAAGGTCATGGCGGAATACTATCATCTGGCCAAATTGATTGGCAGACTTTAAAAAACTTAAAAATTTATAAAAGTGGTAGAGAGCTATGTACGCCCTAGTATGGTATTATAGTATATATAACTATAACTATGCTAGGGGTTTTTGAATTGAGGTGATGATATGGCGAACTTAAAAGCAGTTACAAGAAAACTTCAAAAAGCTATATTATCCACCGGATTAATTATAAAAATTGGAACGTCACAATTTTACAGTAAAGAACAGGAAAGATTAATTACTCTTACCATAATCTCAACGCCCACACTTCATTTGACCAAAAGAAAAGAATGGAAAGATTGTGATTATGAAATATTACGAACTGCATCCCAGTATGATGTAGTCATGTGCTTAAAAGAAATATGGGAGGCGTGCCAAGAATGGAAATAGATAGAGGTGATTAGATGGACTTGACGCCTAAACAGAAAGCGTTTGCAGATGAATATATAAAAAATGGCGGGAATGCATCTGATGCCGCAAGGAAAGCTGGATATAAAAATTATGAAGTGGAAGGCTATAGATCGATAAGAAATGATAAGGTTTTATCTTATATAGCCGAAAAGCAGGCTAAAATCGAGAAACAAAAATGTACCGATATCATGTCTCTGGCAGAAATTCAGCAACGTCGTTCCATGATCGCAAGAGGTGAGCTGACTGATTCATTCGGATTTGCTCCGGACTTCTCCGATCAGCTGAAATCTATGAATGATCTGGAAAAGACACTTGCTATTAAAGAAGCCAGAGAAGAGCAGCGGAAAGCAGAAGAAAAAGCCAGATTACAAAGTGAATATCATATTGATCTGGATATTGTCCCAGACGTATTTCATAAAATGATTAGAGATATCCGGAAAAAGAAACATAGCGAATACATTCTTCCTGGTGGGCGTGGATCCATGAAGTCCTCCACTATATCTCTAATCATACCGGAATTACTGAAGAATAATTCGAACATGCACGCTCTGATTCTGCGAAAAGTCGGAAATACTATCAAAGATTCTGTTTACGCTCAGATGAAATGGGCGATTGATAAATTAGATCTAAATGAGGAATTTACCTGTAAAGTATCTCCCATAGAGATTACATATAAGCCTACTGGGCAGAAGATATACTTTCGTGGCGCTGATGATCCGTTAAAGATTAAGTCCATCAAGCCGGAGTTTGGTTATATCGGCATTGTCTGGTTCGAGGAACTTGATCAATTTGCCGGTCCAGAAGAAATACGAAATATTCAGCAGTCTGCGATTCGTGGTGGTAACGAAGCGTACAAGTTTAAATCATTCAACCCACCGAGAAGCAAGAATAACTGGGCAAATGAATATACGGCAGAAGCAGAAGAAAAGGACGATAGCGCACTAGTTGTACATAGTACATATCTTGATCTTGACATTGAGCAGGAATGGCTCGGAGATATATTCCTTGCAGATGCTGAACATCTAAAAGAAGTAAATCCAGACGCTTATGACAACGAGTATTTAGGGCACGCCAACGGAAATGGTGGAAATATCTTTGAATATATCGAAGAAAGAACTATCACGGACGAAGAAATTAGTCACTTTGATAGAATCTATCAGGGTGTTGACTGGGGATGGTTCCCAGATCCTTATGCATTTGCGCGGCTCTATTATGACCATGCAAGAGAGACAATTTATTTTCTTGATGAAATTGGCGAAAACAAAAAGTCAAATGACTGGACTGCTGCCGAAATCAAGAAGCGTGGTTATGATGACTATGTGATCACTTGTGACAGTGCTGAGAATAAATCTGTAAATGATTACAGGGACGCAGGACTTCCAGCAAGAGGAGCAATCAAGGGACCTGGCAGCGTTGAATACTCAATGAAGTGGTTGCAAAAAAGAAAATTAGTGTTTGACCCTGCTAGAACACCAAAAGCCTTAAAAGAGTTCAAGAAGTACGAATACGAGAGAGACAAGGACGGAAACATTATAAGCGGTTATCCCGACAAAGATAATCACTTTATAGATGCGACCAGATATGCCACAGAGTCAATGTGGACCAGAAGGGGGAACAGTGCATAATGAGTAAAATAGGAATAGAACTACCGAAAGAGTATTCGGACAGATTTGACAAATTACGACAGAATCGAGTGGAAGTCAGCTTTTATAAATATGGCACAGCAGCAGACAACTTTGGAATGAAATTAGTAGATGCACTTGAATCACATGATATGTGCATTAAAAAATATAAAGAAACTGGAAACACGGAATATCTTTGCGATGCAGCAAATTATCTCATGTTTGAATTTATGTATCCGCAGATTCCGAATGCATTTTTCAAAGCAACAGATAGCGGAGAGAGTGCCGGAGTTGCCGGAACACCAATAAATCAGCTAAAAGAAAAATGGTGACTAAATGGGACTTATAACAACACTAAAAAGGTGGTTTAATATGATATTCAAAAAACAAGCCGAAGAGGACTTCAACATTCAGGCAGCAGAATTTCCAGAGATGGAATCGCTGATTAACCGGTGCGCGAACATTTACAGAGGTGCGCCGGAATGGCTGGATGATAAGAATAATATCAAGACGATCAATTTTGCTAAATCTGTCTGCTCAGAAACAGCTCGGCTCGCAACGCTGGCGATCGGCATTCAGATAGACGGTTCTGCAAGGGCTACGTGGCTACAGGAACAGATCGACAAGGTATATTTTCAAATCCGTCACTGGGTAGAATATGGCTGTGCTTATGGAACAGTATTTATTAAGCCAAATGGTGAAAGCATTGACGTATTTACTCCGGCAGATGTGATGATCGTGGACTATGATAATCAGGAAATTAAGGGAATCATATTCAAGGATTCTTATACTGTTGGACGGAAATACTATACACGGCTTGAATATCATAGATTTGTTGAGACTACCGTGGATGGCGTGACGACCTATCCGTACTACGTTTCTAATAGAGCCTATGTGTCAAAATCCCCTCAGTCAATCGGCGATAAGATTGACCTTAAACAGACCAAATGGGCTGACCTTATGGCAGATACGCCGCCGATTCTCAAGGCAAATGGAGAGAAGCTGGACGGGCCTCTGTACGGAGTACTGCGGACGCCGCAAGCGAATAACGTGGATATTAATGCACCATTGGGATTGCCGATTTTTGCCGAAGCTATCGAGGAGTTAAAAGACCTCGACATTGCATACAGCCGTAATGCCGGAGAAATATTTGATTCTCAGAAAATTGTCCTGGCAGATGATAGACTGCTGATGCCAAACGGTACGCCTATGTCAGCCATGTCGCCACAGGGCATGGAGAGCAGGCGCAATGAGATGAGGTTACCGCACTTTGTTAAGAATGTATTCGGTCAGGACGCGAAAGAATTCTACCAAGAAATCAATCCGCAACTCAACACAGATACCCGTATAAGCGGCATAAATGCCCTTTTAAGCCAGTTGGGGTACAAGATTGGATTCTCTAATGGGTATTTCGTATTCAACGAATCTAGCGGCATTCAGACGGCTACAGGAGTAGAAGCGGAACAGCAGAGGACAGTGCAGTTTATTAAAGACGTTCGAGACAAATTAGAATCCTGTCTGGATGAAGTTATTTACGCATTGAACGTTTATGCTGACCTGTACGGGCTTGCGCCTGTTGGAGCATATGAAGTCAATTATGATTTCGGAGACATTCTCTATGTTAGAGAAAACGACCGTGCAAGATGGTGGCAGTATGTGACCACTGGCAAGGTTCCGGCATGGTTGTATTTCGTGAAGTTTGAAGGAATGACTGAGGAAGAAGCAAAAGCAATGGTCGAAGAAGCTCAGCCAGACGAACCGAAATTATTTGGAGAGGAGTAAGAAGATGGCAGACAAACCAGTAACAAGGGAAGAAAAATATCTTGCGTACTTGACAGGTGATTATAAAGGCGAACTCCCAAAGCCGATCACGCGAAAAGAAAAGTATTTATACGAATTATGTTTAAAAGGAATAGGCGGGGAGATTCCGCCGGAAGAAATCAAAAACGCAGTAAATGAGTACCTTGAAAAGAATCCAGTCAAACCCGGAGCCACCACAGAACAGGCGCAGCAGATTGAGCAGAATAAGACGGATATTGGTTCACTAAAGGAAGATATAGGTGAGATTTCTAAAAAGCAAGGGTATCTAAGCAGTTATGTCACGGACAGTACTATAAAAATTGATAATGAAATTTATGATGTCACGACTATTATAGATGAACTGTTAAAAAAGGATGTAAAAAAAAATAGTAGTAGATGTTGATTGCTATGTTCAGAAATCAATTATTCCGAATAATGGAATAGAAATAGTCGGAAATGGTAAAAGCGTTATTTATTTTGAATCTGGAGATGGATTTAATTTTACAGAGGGTAGCAGCAACACATCCATACATGATTTAATAATAAAGGGATATAACATACAAGATGATGTAAAGGTTAAAGATAACTGGATCATCAACATATCAAGTGATTTACATAATGTCAAATTGTACAACTTGGATATAGAGAGCGGTTATAACGGTATAAAGATAAATGGATGGATAAATAATTATCAAAATATAATTGTTAGTTATTTTAAAGGAATTGGCGTTTATATTGGAAGAAGTGACAACACTTTTAACACTTTTTATATAAACGGTTGCCGAAAAGAGGGTTTATATATTTCATCCAGTAATAACAGAATTGATAATATAAAGATATTATCATGCGGGAAAAATTCTGATTCTTCTTGTTTTTTTAAAGGTAATAGGAATACCATATCGAATGTAGAGATTCAAGATATATATAACAAATGTGCGATATTCGAGGATTTTAATAATAATATATTAAACATTAACTTAGATGGGATAAGAACACACATTACGGACGACGCATCAATCGTGCTTGCTGAATTTGTAAATTGTAGTAGAAATGTTATCAATTTAATTTCATCAAAGTATGGTTCTAGCGTTAATGACTCGTCTAAGGACGATATCATAAGTTTAAATAGCAATTGTAATACCAATTCATTGATATTATCATCATTGAAAGTCGCATTGCAGGATGGTGGAGTGAAAAATAACATAACGGTGTTAAAAAACGATATTGTTAGTTACAATATTGATAAAATTTTGACTCTGGAAGAAAAATACAGTGTAAAAAAACCGACAGTAATCAGATATATTGAGTGTTCTGATATATCCAATGAATATAACGATGCTATGTACGCTTTTAAAAACAGTGGAAATGTTACATATAGCGGACTTAGGTTCACATTGGAAGAAAAACAGAAACTTTTTTGCGTGGTGGTTTTATCTTCAAACACCGCCTATACTGAGCAAACAAAAGCAACTCTTACGTTAACTGATCAACAAGACAATATAAATAGTACTAAAAGTATCGGAAATCTTGAAAATAACCAAGTTCTTACTTTAATAGGGGCTGATGATGCATCACTTTTTCCATGGGCTGTATTAAATAACGTGATGAATTCAAGTACGATAACAAAAATTAAGTATATAGGTTTTTTTGATTTTAAGAATTATTCTGCCATAATGTCTGATATTATTAATTAGTGAATAGTAACTAAAGAGGGCGGTACTGGTGATAGCAATAGATATGAGGAAATCCCTGTATTTACACAATGTCATTAACTTTAGAAATATTGCTCATTGGAGACATAATTATCATGGGCACTGATAATGTATTTAGAAAGCTGTCATTTAATGAAGGCGGTACTATCTCATGGACAGATGTGTCAGCAGATTATGCTGATTATATCAATTAAAACAAGGAAAAGTATATGGATGAAAATATAGATAATGCTTTTGGAAAAAACGTAAAATTCAAAGGTGACGCCTTCGGCGTTAAGGATTCGTTTAATACAGATAAGGATTTTTTAAAAAAAACAGTTACAAAAGAAACGAACTGCGTAGGTGAGCTAATCATTGATATTACTGATAAAAAAGCTAAAATGCAGTAATTTTTTAAGAACTAGTTAACTAAATCAGAAGCATTTCAGTATTACTAATATATACTAAGATATACCAGTAATACCGAAACAAACAGGAATCAATCATGTTTCTCAAACCATCAAAAAAAACTAAAACATGTACCACGACTTTTGACGAAAGAGGTGATATGCTATACTTAGTCCAGAATATTTACGTCGGATAACAGAGGGCAGTGAACAGATTGCCGAAGAACTACATCAGTATATCGTCTCTGAGATTGTGTCAAGAATGATGGCAAGAATCGGCAGAGGTGAGGACTATATTCTGACTAATGCCGATGCGTGGAGAATCAGAACACTACAGGAATCTGGTGAACTGCTAGAGGACATTCTGGCAGAACTATCCAAATACACCAAACGCGAACAGCAAGAACTTCTTGAAGCGTTTGAAGATTCCGGAATTACTGCTCTCGATTATGATGATAAGGTATACAAGGCGGCAGGATTAAGCCCTGTGCCGCTCGAGCAGTCCCCAGCAATGATAAGACTCATGGAGCGAAATATGCTTGCGACTATGGGAGAGTGGAAGAACTTCACAAGGACAACTGCAAATGCGGCTCAGGCGTTGTATATCAACCAGTGTGACCTTGCATACAATCATGTGATGACTGGGGCAGTTGGATATACGCAAGCGATTAGAGAAGCAGTTAACAATGTTGTAAGCAATGGCGTTACAGTAACATATCCATCTGGCAGAAAAGATACAATTGAAACAGCAGTAGCACGTTCTGTCAGAACTGGTGTGGCTCAGGCTACTGGAGATATATCCCTCAAACGTATGGAAGAAATGAACTGGGATTTAGTTCTGGTCAGTGCTCACATGGGAGCCAGAACAGGTGACGGCGGCGAGAATCCCGGAAACCACTCATGGTGGCAAGGCAAGATATACTCTCGTTCTGGCAAGAGTAAGAAATTCCCGCCGTTCTCATTGACCGGATATGGAACGGCAAGTGGACTGTCAGGGGTCAACTGTCGGCATAGCTTTGGGGCAAGTGACGGGGAATTTAATCCTTATGCAGAACTATCAGCACAGGATAAAGCCGACAAAGGTAAACAGTACGAAAAGGAACAGCGACAACGTACTTACGAGCGAAGAATCCGCAAGACGAAACGTGAAGTCCTTGGAATGCAATCGGCGGTTGATAACTGCAAGGATGAACAGGCAAAATTCGCATTACAGCAAGATCTTGACCGGAAGTCTTATCTTTTGCAGAAACAAAATGCTACATACAAAGATTACTGCAAGCGGAACGACCTGAGAGAACTGCAAGACCGGCTCATGATCGCTAAGTGGAACCGCCAGAACGCCGCAAAAGCCAGAAGGGCAGCAAAAAGATATAAAACAGCAAAGGGGATTGACTGATGGACAGATGGGAATATTACAATCCGAATCCTGCTGGGAATCGAGTCGGAGATTGCGTTGTCCGGGCAATATGCAAAGCAACTGGCTTCGACTGGGAAACGGTATTCGCCGGACTAATGGTGCAGGCGTGTACTCTGTCAGATATGCCAAGTGCAAATTATGTCTGGGGAGCGTATCTCTATAAGCGTGGGTACAGACGCAAACTGATTGAACAATCAGAACGATATATCTATACAGTCAACGACTTTTGCGCAGACCATCCGACAGGCACGTACATTCTCTGCATAGATGGTCATGTGGTGACGGTGCAAGAGGGCAAATATTTCGATACATGGGATAGTGGTAATGAGATCCCGGTATATTACTGGGAAAAGGAGTAGCTAAATGAGCATATCAGAATTTGTACAGATTTTCCTCTCTATCTGTGGAGGGGTGTCCATTGTCGGAGGGGCGGCAGCCGTAATCTTTAAATGGATTACCCCGGCATTCCGACTTAATAAGCGAGTAGAGACACTGGAAGAACATGATAGACGAGATTATGAAAGTCTTCGGAGAATCGCAGAACGTGATTCATTGATTCTGGAAGTGTTATCAACCATGTTGGACAGTCAGATTAGTGGGAATAATGTAGAAGAATTAAAAAAAACAAAACAGAAGCTTACAAATTATCTTGCGCAGAATCAACGTTAGCATTAGTAAGGGGTATGCTCATGAAATTATATGTGTTCACTAAGAAAGATATAGACAGGTTCTTGATAGAGTGTAATTTCACACCGGACGAAGAAAGATTGTTCCGGCTGAGATGCAAGGAATATACGCTCGAATACTGCGCTGAGCAGATGAACGTGAGTATATCTACGGCAAAACGGTTAAGCCGTCGGGTGAACAATAAAATAATTAAAGTGTGTTAAAAAAATATGGAGAGGACATTCTACCCTCTCCTTTTCTTATTTCTCACAATCTTCCAAGACAGCTCGCTCTAACAACTGTCTCACATAATCCGGACATTTGCTTTTTCCGGATTCCCAGTTTTCGAGCGTTCTAATTGGTATGTTGTACCTCCTTGAGAACTCCGCTCGAGATACTTTTAGCCGTTCACGCATTTCTGATATAGTCATAAATTCTCCTAATATTCGAAATATTCGCCACTGAATTTATCACGACGATATCTTCTTGCCATAGATTTTACACTGTAATTATAATCCATTAATTCACCATGTTTATCATAAACTGGTTCTTTGTTGACGGTTTCTCCGTAAAATTCAATGTATTCTCCATCTCCAGAGATAGAGATGTTATCATAAATTCCGAAATTTCTTTCTGGAGTAAATGTATATTTGGCAAGCATCTCCAAAATTTCTTTTGTTATAGGTTCTAAATGCATATTTTCCATAATCAATCTCCTATCTGCTCTGAAATTTTTCAATGACATCTGTTACTTTTTTGTATCGGTCTGTAACAACATATGTGCCATTAATGTTGTCATAGTAACCAAGAGCATGTTCAGCTCTCAGTTTAGAATTCCTATATTCTCTCAAAGAGATATAGGTTCTATCCTTGCCCACTTTTGCCCAGTTGTTGCAATTCCATTTCTGATACCATCCGTTACCCTGATCGCCATCGGGGTAAACTGTATCAAGCATTTTCTCAAGCTCTTTCCAAGGAATTTTATACCCTTTCTGATTGTCAAAAACTTCTAATACATAATTTGCCATTGTTTTCGCTTCCTCCCATGCTTTCTTAAGACCGGAGGATATAGTTAATGCTGACTTTTTAACCAGTTCCCATGCTCTTTTCATGATTTTTGATAAGTTGTATTTCTTCATTTCTGTTTCCTCCGTTCCTTTGATGATTATATAATACCACCAAATTGGTGGTATGTCAATACTTTTTCGATACTTTTTCGGTCTGTTTTTTAATTCTTTTTCATGCAAAAATATAATCAGAAAGGCGGTGTATAAGATGGCATTATATAACAATCCTTATCAATATAGCTTCGGCGTTCCGGGACAGATGAACCAATTTCAGCAACAGCCTGTCCAGATGCCGGCTCAACCAGTACAGCAACCCCAGCAGAATAACAATGGCATCCTGTGGGTATCTGGCGAAGTTGGCGCAAAATCCTATCTGGTAGCACCCGGGACAAGTGTTTTACTGATGGATAGTGAAAGTGAAAAGTTCTACATAAAATCCACAGACGTTTCCGGTATGCCACAGCCATTACGGACGTTTGAGTACCACGAAATAGGCACTCAGATGCCACTATAACCTAAACAGCCTGCTCAGAACATGGACAGTAAATATGTCACCAGACAGGAATATGACGATTTAAAGGGCAAATACGAAGCTA